GTCTGCTATTGTCATACTAGCCGCGAGATGGAACGCACTCTGAAGAGGATCAAGAAATGATGCAGGTAGAATACGTCGATCATATGGGTACGGACCTGTCAGTCGTGAATGCTGCACGGGTGTCGTTCGCCAAAGATAGTGACTGGCCCGTTACGGTACACAGTGGCGAGATGGATACGCTGAAGCCGAAGGATCACAGGCTGATTAAGTACCTCGCCAAGCACCGGCACATGTCACCCTTCGGCCATGCCTCTGCCAGCTTCCATATCAAGGCCCCCGTGTTCGTCGCACGTCAGCTTGTGAAGCATAAGTTCCTGCGCTGGAACGAGATCAGCAGACGCTACGTAGACAAACAACCAGAGTTCTACGTACCTGATGAGTGGCGTGGGCGATCCGCTGACAAGAAGCAGGGGTCAGAAGGCGTCGTAGACGTAGGTGATCTTCAGGCAGAGTATATGGTAGAGACAGGCTCTAGCTTAGCCTTCTATGATATTCTGCTTGAGAAAGGTGTAGCGCCTGAGCAGGCCCGCATGGTACTGCCACAAAGTACAATGACTGAGTGGTACTGGTCAGGTAGTCTCGACGCATTCCACGACATGTGTGCGCTACGGCAAGCATCCGATACACAGGCAGAGACACGGGAGATAGCAGACGCAATAGCTGAGGAGATGGCAGAACTATTCCCTGTATCATGGACTGCGCTGGATGATTGGCACCCGCTTAATCGTGTTGAGACTCTAGAGAGAGACCTCGCCTACGCGATTGATGCACTTCATGAGATCAAGGGCGAGGTTGGAGCGAGCACTAACGGATACATCCGCAGCATTGCAGCGGAAGTCCTACAATCTTTGGGGGCAGCGTGATACGGTAGACTAATCATATGATATACATGGAGAGGACATGCGACACACAGTTGGAAAGATATTCGATGCGTACCTGCACAGCCCAGACTTTGCACGGCTGAAGGGTGGTACGCAGAAAGACTACGAGACACACCTGCGCAAGGCAGGCAGCACACCTATCGAGCACAACAAACACTTTGGTAACTATCGTGCAAACAAGCTAGAGGTGCGCCACGCGATCACGGCATATGAGAACTGGCTGACGTCCGGTGTTCGGTCTGCTAACTATCGCAAGGCGTGTGTCAGTGCAGCTTGGAAGTATGGAATGCGTACAGGCATGGCGGATCACAACCCAATATCGCTTGTGCGAACCCTTTCTACGCAGCCTCGCCGTGTGATGTGGCAGCGGGATCAGGTGAAGCAGTTCCTTGAAACAGCATACAACTCGTGGAACTGGCGCAACATGGGTCTGATCGTGCAGATGTCCTACGAGTGGGGCCAGCGTGTAGGCGACATGCGTCTTCTTACGTGGGATAATGTTAACTTAGATGAGTGCAGGCTGGATATTGTGCAGTCTAAGCGCGGTGCTGCGGTACACCTACCAATAGGCAAAAGCCTTTGCCGTATGTTACACAAACAGAAGGAGGACTTCGGGTTCCAGAAGTACGTTGCGCCCCGTGTTACCGCTGAGAATACTGTCTACTATCCATACAACAAGTCAGACATATCTCGGATCACTAACGAGATCTTGGAGGAAGCAGGCCTGCCATCTACTCTCACTGCAATGGACCTACGCAGGACAGCAGTGACAGAGATGATGGAGGGTGATGTTGATATCATTGGCATCATGCAGGTGACAGGGCATAAGAGTGCAACTAGTCTGCGACCTTACATGGTCAACACATTCAGGGGTGCTGCAAAGGCGCTAGCTGCGAGAGGAAATGATGATGACGAAGACGAACCTGACTAAGCACGTCGAAGGCCTGAACATCGAATCTGGCGGCACTTACCGGGGTACTTGCCCAGTCTGTCGAGGTAGCAATACGTTCACTGTGTTCAACGATAGCGGGCGCTTCATATATAACTGCTATAAGTTAGCATGTCGCATCAAGGGTGCCGTGAACATTGGCCTGACAGCTCAAGAGATACAGATGCAGCTACGCAAGAGAGGTAAGCAGGACGTGGTACGTGAAGAGATACCTACGATGGAGATACCGCAGTACGTCGTTCAGCCTACGCCGGAGATGAAAGACTTTCACGGTTTCCTGAATAAGTGGAAAGTCCCTGCGTATGGCCTGATGTATGACGTCAAGGATGCACGGTGTGTATTCCCGATCTATAAGAAGGGCAGGATCATAGACGCTATAGGTAGATCGCTGAAAGGTAAGATGCCTAAGTGGTACAGATACACAGGACAGGCACCCGCCTACTTCGCTGGGTCAGGTAAGACATTGCTGATAGTAGAGGATGTCCTGTCAGCTATGATAGCTGCACAAGAAATACAGGATGTCACTAGCATGGCGATCTTAGGTACATCGCTTAACGCAAAGCATATGGAATACATAGGAGAGTACTCCCGTGTTCTGGTGGCGCTTGATCCTGATGCGCTGAATAAGACTATCCAGTACCGCAGGGAGATCGCGCTGTGGACGGGCCTACCGACCATCGCAATCTACTTGGAGGACGATCCAAAGTACAGACGAACTAATGATATAGAAACTATCAAGAACAAATGCTTGCGCAGCAAGTAAAAGAAAGACTTGAAGACGCGGACGTTTTTTGCTAACAACCCACGTTCCGCACCCAGCAAACCGAAGAGGATGACAAGCATGACAGAACGAGGACGTGTTCCAAAGGAAGCTGCAGCCCTGATTGAAGGGGATCGCAACCACGAATACGGCGACCCATTTGAGATGCACAAGAGGGCTGCTGATATCTACAACGCTTACGCTGGCAGTAGTATAACAGCGCATGACATGGCTATGATTCTGTTGTCTGTGAAGATGGCACGTCTAGCACACATGCCGCTGCACCGTGACTCGTATGTAGATATCTGTGGCTATGCTGGTATTGGGTACGAGATTGCAGATCGTATGGATAAAGGTCTCGTAAATAGTTTGCCAGAGATACGTGCAGAGAAATAATTATTAAGCTTAAAATAAAGGAGAGACCGCATGACAATGGAACTAGGCTTATTGAAAGCCTTGCTCAACAAAGAATTTTACGAGAAGAACAGAGGCCTGCGATGCCCACCTGAAATCTTTTCGAAGGATGTCCGTAAGATCAAAGACTGCCTCGACTTAGCAATGGAGAAGTACAAGGCAGATCTGACGACAGAAGATCTACAGGCTGTGTTTCACGCAACCAATAAGACGATGACGACTGCGACCAAAGTCTCGTATGATGATCTGTTCAGGAAGATGCAATCGACTAAGGCGATCCACGGCGAGATCGCAGAGGATGCACTCAGCTCTTTGTTTCAACAGTATGTTGGCGAGCAGGTAGCGCAGATGGGCTTCTCGTTCGTGAACGGGGAAGAAGAAAGTCTGGAACCTTTGCGTCGTTTGCTAGACGACTATAAGAATGACTTCACGCCTAGCATACGTGTAGACTGGGATGATATCTCTATTGAAACTCTGATGGCTGCTAACAAGCAGGAGTCTCAGTGGAAGTTCAACATCCCTTCCCTGCGAAAAAAGATAGAGGGCGTCAGTGGTGGGCATCTTATCATGGTAGGCGCAAGACCTAACACAGGTAAGACATCCTTTCACGCCTCCCTGATTGCAGGGCCAGACGGGTTCGCACAGCAGGGCGCTAAGTGTATCGTCTTGTGTAATGAAGAAAGCTACGAGCGTGTGGGCGCTAGGTATCTTAGTGCCGCTACGAACATGACGATGGATGAAGTACACAGTAACGTAAGCCTAGCAGCTGAAAGGTACGACACAGTAAAGCAAAATGTAAGGATCAAAGACAGCACTAACAAAAACCTTTCTTGGGTAGAGGCGGTAGTCAAACACGAGAAACCAGATATTGTTATTCTAGATATGGGCGATAAGTTCTCTAGTAAGACGTCGGACAAGACAGATGTATACTTGAAGGATGCCTCTATCTACGCACGTAACATTGCAAAGCAGTACAAGTGTGCTGTTATCTGGATGTCTCAGTTATCCGCAGCAGCAGAGGGTAAGGTGTTCTTAGATCAATCAATGATGGAAGGCAGTAAGACAGGTAAGGCAGCTGAGTCTGACTTGATGGTACTCATCTCTAAGAACCCACAGGTAGAGGGGGCTGATGAACAAGACACGCAACGACACCTGAACATCGCAAAGAACAAACTAAAGGGCGGCTGGCACGGTGTGATACATTGTGATCTCGATGGGGACAGGAGCCTATACACTTCTTGATAGTAACAACGAAAGGAGAAATGAACTATGCACATCCACATGTTAGAAAACCGGGTCGTCGATCTGGAGAGTCAGGTCAAGGCTCTGGACAAGTGTCTAACGGAACTCGAAAATGTAGTGGAGGAGATGCGATCCTCTTTTAAGATGCATATCGAATGGCATCCGGGCAAAGGCAAATGAAGTTAGTCCTAGACGTCGAGAACACGACCACACAGCGTGGTGGTAAGAACCACATGGACCCCTTCGAGCAGGGGAACAAACTGGTTCAGGTAGGTATGCTTGATGTTCAGGATGCTAACAAAGAGACGCACATCATAACGCTGGATCACCGGGACTCTAAAGATACAGACGCCACCGGCTCCGTATTCGTTCAAGCAATGCTCAACAAGACTAGCCTACTGATAGGTCACAACTTGCAGCACGATCTGGCATGGCTGTGGGAGTGTGGCTTCAAGTATGATGGTAACATATATGATACCATGCTTGCAGAGTACCTATTGTTGCGGGGACAGAAAGAACCTCTATCCCTAGCAGCCTGTGCTGAGAGGCGCAGGTTGTCTGTACAGAAAGATGATACGCTGAAGCGTTACTTTAAGGAAGGATACAATACAGATGAAATACCCATACAAGAGTTGTGCCACTATCTTCGTGCTGACCTGCTCACTACTGGCGAGTTGTACCTCAGCATCGAACGAGACTTTGCCGACAGTGCAAGTGCTTCCCTTGAAGCCGTTAAAGCAAACACCTTTACCGCAACCAAAACCCTCACCCGAATGTACATGTCAGGCTTCGCCGTTGATAAGGACGAACTAGATAAAGTCGGAAGGGAGTTTGAGGAAGAGAAGGCTGCGCTTGAGGCTACGCTACAGAAAGAAGTGCGCAGTCTTATGGGTGACACGCCGATCAACCTCAACTCGCCTGAGCAGATGTCGCATGTTATCTTCTCACGTCGCGTAAAAGATAAGTCTACGTGGGAAGCGCAGTTC